AGTTTTTTAGTTCCTTCACCATTTAGATAATCGCAAGGTGACCCGTAGGTTCTATTGATTGACGGAGGGAAAGGTTGCCCGTTCATTATTAGAGAAAACGTCAAATAAATTGTTTATATTTATTTTCGTCTGCTCTTTTTACCCACACACTTCCATTTCTTTCTGGAAAGATTATTGGGTGTGTTGGGATCATTTTGTTTTGATTTAGGTAATCTCTTTTTGATCCCGTAGGATCTCGCACAATAACTATCGCCCTTCTTTGTAGAAGGTTGAATACGACGTTTACCACGCTTATTCTTCGCACCAGCCTGCCCGTAGGAAACCTTTTTAGTTCTACCTGTCTTTTTGTTTTTTACAACTTTGGTAAAGCGTTTACCCTTTGCGGGCTTTCTTGATTTCTTTTTTGTATGTTTAGGCATAACTGGTTCTCCTTATAATTAGATGCCTTGCTTCTGTGCCTTATGATACTGGTATGCTTCCCAAGCATTACGGAACTTTGGTGTTCCGTTTGGTTTGGTTGCCGTCCCAGATGCGGTCCTCATCAAAGCACTTCTGCGAGATGCCCTCTCGGCTTCTAATTCAGCCTTCAAGACACTTGATTTCTCTGCGTCTACCTTTGCCCTAACAATATAATAAGCGTCCTCTAAACGCAATTCTGGGCGTTCTGTAAGCATCTTTGCTATGGGTAGTCGGTATTCATCGTTGGTGATCTCTGGGTGCTGGGACTTGAAACTATCTAATTCCATTCTACGTTGCTTCATAAGCAGTTCTTCTCTTGCGGGAGCAAGCATCTGCTTCAACTGAATAGCAGCCTGTCTTTCAATTTCTTTCTTCATCCCCTCTGGATCATATAGGTCAAATTCTTCTGGATTATCAGCAACTTCTACTGCTCTATTATACGCTGGGTTGTTTAGGGTGGCTTCACGCTGGTTCTGTAATTCCAAGCGTTCCTGCTCTAATTCTTTGCGTAAATTAGCAATTTCTTGGGTCTTGCGTGTGTAACTACTACGAAGATTAGCAACGTGCTTTCTAACGTCTTCTGGTAGGTGTCCTACCCATTCGTGAAGAGGTTTCATACCACGATGGTTTGCGTCATCAGTAAATAGCGGGTCTGCGTCAGCCCCAAGGTTTAGTAGGTCGTCTATGGTAAGATCTTCCACAACTGGGGCAGATGCCTCAACTGCTTCGGGTGTCTCTGTTGTATCAACTACGTTTTCGTCTACGTTGTTCTCAACAGAGGTGCTGTTTCCAGTCTCTATTGTTTCGTCGCTCATAATTTATTTTCTCCTTGGCTTTATGCCTGTTTTCTTTTTACGAACTTTCTTCAAGTCTGCTGATGTAATCTTCTTACGAGGAGGAGCAACAGCAGCAAGTTTCTTTTGTTTCTTTGTGTATTTCTTATACGGCATTACATACGCTCCATAAACAGAGCATCCATAGCCGCATCGTCCATATCTTCTGCTGTCGCCATTTCGTCGTCAGCATCTTCTTCCTCATCTTCGGGTGATGGCTCCTTCAAAAATCTCTTGAAGTCCTTGTTACGGGATAGAGCATCAATACGTCCTGCCTCCATCATAATAGAACGATCATCGGTAATCTTACCAAGATCAACTACCATCTCACCATCAATAGCATCTGCCTCGGCAGCATCGCTGGATGCCTCCGCAAACATAGCAAGGATACGTGTGAAGTCAGTAGGAAATTTAGAAATATCCTCGCTGAACGTTGGATAGGTTGGTTCCTGCCCGAAGGCTGGAAGTAGTTTGTTTGTTGCTTTCACTAATGCGTTTAGTGACTTGGTAGAAAAACTGCCCTCTGGGGATAGTGCTTCAAATTCCATCTCGTCAGCGTTTTCCGCTGCGTTCAGGTCTTCCGCCATCATACCCTCTTCGGGGGAGCGTCCACCAATTACGATCATTTCAGTAGCCATTATATATTCTCCTTTGGTATTGAAAAGTCAACTACGTGTTCGTAGATGTCGTCCAGTTCCCCAGACAAACAGCGTTCTGCTGTAAAAGTTTTTGTTATGGCTTCTTCCATAGTAGAGCCATTCTCAATATGAAGTTGAAGTTGCTGGACTTCATCTTCTTGTTTTCTAATTATCTCTCTGCGTCTATTGGTTTCATCGTCCCAGAAGTGTTGTGGTAAATCACTTTCTCTAATATAACCATTAGCATTCATAATCTTTTCTTCTTCTGCCTTTGATCCAACTTCTCTACCAAGAGCGTTAGACCAGTAGCCTACACCAGTTTCAGCACCAAGAATATGGAAACCTCTGTTACGTGGTGTGTGGGCTGGATCGCTGGGGCATAGTTCACCGCATACAGGACACGATGTAGTCTGTCCCCATCTTACCATAAATGATCCGTGATCTTTACAAAGTCTATGTTGGTCTGGTCCATTAGCCATCGGCTTGCCCCTTACTATCGCTCCAAGTAGCATCCAAGTCACCAGATAGGGCACGTTCAGCACTAAAAACTTTTGCTATTGCTTCTCCCTTATCCATACCAGATGCTTCTAAATTAGCAATCTCTTCAACATCTTTCTGCTTTTTCATAGCGACGTTTTGTCTTTTCTCTGTTTGTTCCGCCCAGTAATGTGAAGGCATATCGCTTTCAGGAACATAACCACGGGCTTCCATAATTTTTCTTTCTTCTCTTACGCCACCTTTGACGTGACGACCAAGAGCATTAGAGAAGTAACCATTCACACCATAACGACCTGTTTGATCTCCCCACAAGGATGGTGTAAAGGCTGGGGCAGTAAGCACCTTGAATACCTTACCTCCGCATCCTCCTTCTAATGTATCAGCGTGACGATCCATAAAGACTTCGTTGTTTCCCTCACCGCAGACCCATCTGGCTCCATCGGCACAGGCTTCGTCTATTTTCATAAACGCCTCTGTCTCTCTTCCACAATCTTCACACTTGAATGAATATAACGGCATATAAATTTTCTCCTTATTGTATTGTATCAGCCGCACCTGTAAGTGCGTCTGCTAATGTTCCAGCGGCAGTCTCTTGTTGGGTTGGTGTCCCTTCTTCAAGTTCTCCCTCTGCTGGTATGCTGCGTGAACCCACTTTGGGAGCCTCTGCTACGGGTTCTGGCTGCTTCAAAAAGTCTTCTGGTAGTTCGTATGCCCTAATAATTTCTTCCTTCAATTTGTCCTGTGGAACGCCTAAACCAGTAAGAACTGGTAGTAGGGAAATAAGATTTTGTTTCTTGATCGCATCTGCGATTGGTTGGTTGCCCTGATCCAAAGCAGAGATACGGAACTTGCCGTGTAAATCTTTTGAGGTAATAACCTTCGCCATACCATTAGAAGAAAGGACAGCCTTGTCTCCTTCGTCAGCAAGTAGGGATAGTGTGCGTAAATAAAGTTTAGCAATTGTTTCTATTGAATAATCACGCTCTCTCGCCATCTTACCAATCTCACTTGCCGAATATTGAGCGAGGGCTGTAATCTCTGTGGCTGTTGCCTTGGTTGCTTCGCCTCTACTGAAAGGAGCAAGGATAGATCCTCGGTTGATGTCTGCCTCAATAAAGTTCAAGTATCTATCAAAGTTGCTGCTAATTGGTTCTACACCAACAGGTTGTATCAAACCAGCAAGGGTTTGCTCGTCAGTAGCAATCATAGCACCATCAATACCAGCGGTAATCTTTGCTAATTCTTCTTCATCAAAGGCACCTTCCTTATAAATGTATTGGCGGCTGTCTCTACGTATAGCATTAGCCCAGTAGGTTCTCAAAATGTTTTTCTCATAGAACTGATCGTATACCCTACTAACAGCAGACAAGCCCTCCATAGGGCGTTCAGGCTTACGTGCGTAGTATAGTGGGGATAGGTTAGATAGTGGCTGATCGTCGTATGTTCTAACAGGAATGGTAGACTTCTCTAATAGTTCCTCTCCGTTCTTGTAGTTAGGCGACCAAAAATATAATTTATCATAAGCCATATCATAGAATTCAAGAACTTCTATGTAAAGGTAATCATCAGGTAGGTCTGCGTATTCAGCACCTATCTCACCATATAAAGAAGATGAACCCCCACCTCTATACGCTCTTGCCCCAGAGCCAAAGTAATCTTGCTTTGGAACTGCCGTGAATTGTTTAGCACCAAATCTATCACGGGCTTCTGGTATTGTGAGGTAGTATGTGTGACCGCAGAAACGCTGTGTATTCCAGCCAGAAGCGTCACGATCCGTTATGACCTCCCAAGGAGGGACAGCACGAATGGAAACCTTTTCAAGCATCTCCTCGCTGTCGGTGGGGGAAAGTTTTAGATAAGCATTAGGGTAGATAAGAGCCAGACGAGAAGCAATCTCTAATTGTTCTCTCTGGGAAAATAAAAATCTATTTGCTGCTGCCTGTGCTAATTCAGGATCACCAGCAGCGTTGGCTGCGTCAGCACCTACAACAACAGCAGGAGCCTTTGAGAACAGAGCAGCGATGAAACCTTCAACGTAAGAAAAACAATCCGCAGTCTCAACACGGATCATACTATCATCGTATTCAAGTTCGCCATCCCAGAATTTATTTTCATAGGCATTCTTGTATCTACGAAGTTCACCCATCTGTGTATCCCAGAAGTCTTTATGCTCCGTTAGGACAATACGCAGTAGTGATATAATTTGTTTATTTGTTCTCGCCATAATTATTTACCCTTCACTTTATTAGGAAAGGTCAAGTGTAGATGTTCTCTGCTATGTTTCTTTACGCAGTCCTTACAAAACCCTTCGTCTTCAAACCCAATACCATCTGTATCTTTTTTATAAAATGCTGCTGGGGGAAATGCCTTACGACATTTGATACAGCGTATATAACCTTCTGGTGTAACCAACCGCAGGCTTGAAGCATACAGAGGTTTTAGTTCTCGTTGTGTAGCAGGTGTTCTATCATCCATTATTAGTATCTCCTATGTAAACCTGTTCTTGCTCCACCTTGGAGCATTCTTTTATTTGAGCGTTGTGACTTGATCCAGTCTGGTAGATATGTTGTCTTTGGTAGACGGACATTATCTAAACAAACAGAACAAAGAGCGAGAGCAACAGCGTTGTCTCCGTGTGATTGTAGATTATCAGGAATAATAATATTTCCTTTCTCGTTTACTTGTAACGCTCTAATTTCAGCAAACGTTAGACTATCTAAATTATAAATGTATCCTTCACGGATAAGTTCTTTGAGGTTCTCAAACATATAAGTTTTTGATTTTAGTGTAGTGTTCCAATCCTTACCTTGTTCGTCTACCCAGAACCTACGGAAGCCTTGGTGTCGTAGTTCGTTGATTACAACATTACCATAGTTGTTACTTTCTACAAGAGCCAAAGCATCATTATACTGACCTGATATTTCTATAATTACTTCCGCAAGATTTACTGGTGTAATTGTATTGGAACGATAAACACAGACAGGCTGGTAAGACATTTTAGAAATAACAAAAATAACTGAATAGTCCCTGTTTACACCAGCCGCAACATCAACACCAATAGCATATCTGTCGTCAGGTGTAGGATCATCAAACACAACCCATTCGCTATTGTCTACGGCAATAACTTCAATCTTTTCAAGATCCTTCTGTGAGAAATAAGAATTACCAATTTGTTTGTATGCGTCTTCTAATGTCTCTGGATATTCTCGGCTAAATTTATCCCAGCCTATCTTTTGTATTTGTAAGTAACGCCAGTATAGTTGTTGGTTATGTAAATCATATTTTTCTTTTAGTTCTAAATCATCTTCGGTTGGCTCCCAGTCAATACGTTTAGGAACAGGTTGCCTATACTTTGTATGACCGAACCAAGGAAAAAATAAATAATTCCAAGAGGCTAAACCTCTTTGTGTTTTTAGGATCTCTTGATGTAGGGCATCGTTGTAATAGTTGGCTGTGCTTTCCATTACAAGTTGTCCGTCGTTTAGTGCTGCGATTGCTGTGGCTTTTAGTTCTTCTGGGTTTTCAGCAAAGGCATATTCACTTATGTGTAGTTTGTATACAGAGAAAGAACGCAGACCCCCTCGGTCTGCTGATGACGCTGCTACAATACCAGCACCACTATCAGCAAAGCGTAGTTCGGTAGAATTTTCTACTGATAGTTTCTTTTGTAATTGGGTGGGTAGATTATAATAAAATGTTTTATGTATTTCTAATATATGTTTTGATGACGCAAGTTTGTGAGATAGGATCGCATATGTCTGTGGATCCTGTGACGTGAAAGCACACCAAAAGAAATAAGCACAAATAATTGTAGAGGAACCAATCTGTCTTGGCTTCAATATAATTGTATCGTCACCTTTGTGTAGGGCTTCAACAATTTTTATTTGTTCTTCTGTTGGTTTTAGATATACAAGTTTACCCTTCTTGTTTACAATCTTCAATCTGCTTATAAACATTAGGGGGTCTGTAAGAATATCTTTTATATTCTTCTTCGCCATATTACTTTACCTGTTTTAGCCAATCATTTATTTCTTTTACTTTATTAGGATCTTCGGCAGTAGTCTCACCTCTATCTTTTTTATCTTTATCTATTTTGATTAGGTGATCTAAAAATGATTGTATGTCTCTGCCGTTGAAGGTCTGTGACTTGCCGTCCTTCTTCAATTCAACACAGGATAGTTCAAGACACGCCCAGATAAAATCTTCTATATTCTTTTCGTGGACTGCCTTACGCATAAGGTTTCTTGGTAATGCTCTACGAGGCATAGTGTATCTCCTTCATATAATTATATTTTATATGTTCTCATAATGTAGTAAAGGTCAAGCATTACTTTATTTATTTTATTTATTCTCGCACATAAAAGAAAACCCCCAACCATTTCTGGAAGGGGGCATAGGATATATTATAATTTATATTATTCAATCTTATCTGTTAGGTTGTATTCATATCTCTGTGTATGATTGTAACTATCTTTTATTCTTGTAGTATACCATTCAGTAGTTCCCCAGAAATCTCTTGCTTGAATATGTAAATATTCTTTTAGTTCAGCAGGACAATTAGAAACAATATTATTATATTCTGTATCTCTCTCATCAAAGTCAATCTGCTTCATCCAGTCATACTGATATTCTTGATCGTGTATAAAACTAATATTATATTCTATCTGTTCTTCACCAATACGAACATTTATATTTGTTCTATCTTTTACTGCTAATGGTATAGCATCTTGGATCAATCCACGTAGAGATTTAGGGTTATGGTCCCAACGATTATCAATTACATCTATCAGCACATCACAATAGTTTTTATATAATATTTTCTTTTCTTTATCCAAGCACCACATAGCACAATTGTATTGATGGGAACTGGAATGACGATGACGGCTGCCTGCTCCAAACTGGGTATGTAATTCTTTTATATAATTATTATATTCTTTCATTACACCATACTTGATCTTCCAGTCATCTATCGCAGCAGACACATAGTTGTTTGCTTTCTTACGCAGCATAACTTTATTATTCTTTTCTGCTTCTTGTGTTGGGGTAGTCCACTTACGATCCAACGTAGATACACGCCAACTATCCTGACTATACGTGGGATGAAATAAATATATTTCATTTCCTTTACTGGGATGAGCCAACATAACATAGCGATATGCCTTACCATTATGCTGGTTCTTCACAAAATCGTAATTCATATAGCGATTATAATTAGGAAATTTATTTTGTATTTCCTGTGGTGTGTATCCGTTCGTCAAGTCCAAGTCAATAACAATAGCCATCTCTGTGGTTTTGTTGTAGTTGGGTGTAACGATTACAAGATCACCTACTTTTAGTTTCATCTGGGTTAGGTGTTCCCAGTTCCAATTATAATTTTTAGACATTTTATATTCTCCTTTATTTTGAATTGTCTTTTACAAGGCACCGCCAAGTGCCTATACTATAAATAGTATCTAACAAAAAATATTACTACTTTTTCTTCAACTATCTATATATATATTATAACACATTTTATTGGGTTTGTCTACTACTTTTTTACTTTTTTTTCAATAAAGTTTTAGCATCGTAGTAGTCACAGGTAGGCGGATATTGCCGTCACTACCATAGTCAATAAATAAACATTTATTTTTCAAGAGGATCTGTCTAACGACCTGACCCATAAAAAGAACTGGGGGATTTATAAAATATAATTCATCAGCAACTTGGGAGCAGGTGTGCTGGATAAATGGGATCAAGTGGGTGAACGGGGATGGGGTAGGCTCGCTAAATAAATTCATAAATTCTCCTGTGTATATATATATTATAACATATTCGGGGGGCATCGTCAACTATAAACTACAACTTTTTAGTAATAATCTTGATGTGCTTGCGTGAAAGAGGGTAGTAGGCTATGTCTAACTAATCGCTGAAAGCGTAGGTATATCAAGGGTTTACAACGAATTGAGGACTGACCGCAAGAAACATTATCTATTGGAAAGTCCCCATATAACTATTATAAACATACAGCAGTTTGTAGTATATAAATTATTTATTTATTCGTGGTCGGGTTCCTTTACCTCTGTAAGTTTTGATCTCATTTTAGTTGCTTCCTCTAACACCCAAGTTGATAGTTCTTCATCTTCCTGTGGTGATGTAAGCAGGTGGATAATACCTGATAGTAAAGTTACAATATCTAATTCTTGCTGGGACATTATGCTTCTCCTTTGTTTGTTGTGCTATGTCTTGTATAGTTTTTATCTATCCAATCTTTTGGTAATATTATTTTATTATTCATTCTCGTAAAGTAAATTAGTAAATGTTCCTGTGAGGTTATATCATCTATATTATCATAGAACCCGTGCTGGTATAGGTCACTTATTACTTCTTGTAATCCATTCTCATCAGTCCAATTATCTGGATGTTCTAATGTTAGTTGGTCTAATACAATTCCTAATCCATAATCTTCTCTGTGTATGTTATGTCTGGGAAGTATTAGTTCTCCTTCTTTATATCTCATAATATTTTTTATTCCTCCTCTCCACCAAAGAAATCATAGAAGACATTATCACCTCCATAAATTACTTTGAGATCTTCAATAGCAGACCAATAGATCTGGTGTATTCTTTGTTTGGTTAGACCTAATATCTTTCCAATCTTACTGAACGAAAGACCATCCCATAAATAATAGAAAACAACTTTCTGTTTGGTAGGTGTTAGTCTCTCAATCATCTCAACACCAGCAGGTAATTCTTTTTCAATTATATTATTTTGTTCTGGATTATTCTTTCTATCTATGCTCTCAATCAAATCATCTGTGGGATCATAGTTGTGTCTGTAATCTAACTTCCAAGTATCAAGACCTATTGGAATATATCTCCAACTATCTTTCAGTTGTGTCTCTTCATCTAATTTCTTTATCTCATAATCCCAGTCTCGCTGTGATCTTTTCTTTTTTCTTTTCAACATAATATCAATCTCCTTTATTTATTTGTTATGTTCTCCACCTCACCAGTAAGTATGTTAGTTTGTTTAGCCTGTAAGGGCTGAAAGTTTAGATCATACTTCCAAACAAGAAACCTAACACATATCCAGAAAACCAAATTAGTAAAGTTTCATTTCTAATTTTATTAGATTTGATTTTATCATTTAGGTGTCTGTAATATTCTTCTTGTTGGTTGGATGCGAGCGTCAGCGAAGCATCCATACTATCATCTTCTATTTTATATTCTTTATTAGTTTCAGTTTCTAATTTAG